TCGCGTTCTCCCGCCGCGCGCTCCGCATCTTCAGCGCATGGTTCACCAGGCAGCAGGGCAGCGCCGGCGACGTCTCGCTGCGCCTGAACTGGCCCGATGGCTGGCATCAGCTGGGGATGGACAGCCCGATGACGCGCGGCGGCGCGCTGTCGTTCCCGGCGGTGTTCGCCTCCATCGATATGATCTCCAGCGATATCGCACGACTGCCGATGCGCCACTGGCGCGATGACGGCACCACGCGATCCGAGGTCCGCAACTCGTGGGCGATCAAGGTGCTCGACAAGCCGAACGACTATCAGACCGGCTTCGACATCATGAAGATGCTGATCGCCTCGCAGCTGTATCGCGGCAACGGCTATCTCTATCCGGTGCGCAACGGTCGCTTCCAGATCGAGCAGCTGCACTGCCTGTTTCCCGACAATGTTTTCGTCTACCGCACCGGCCCCGACTACTTCTACCGCGTCAGCGCCGAGCCGATGGCCAGACTCGAAACCATCGCGATGATCCCGCCGCGCGAGATGTTCCATCACCGCATGCTGGTGCTCAACGACGCGCTGCTCGGCATCACACCGATGCTCGCCGCGGCGACTTCGTCCAATGCCGGTCTGGCGATCCTGCGCAGTTCCGAGAAGTTCTTTCAAAAGATGGCGCGGCCGTCCGGTGTGCTGCAGACGGCGGGGATGCTGCGACGGGACGCGGCCGAAGAGATCAAGGAACGCTGGAAGCGCGTCTATGCCGGCGAGGAAGGTGCCGGCGAGGTCGCAGTACTCGAGCAGGGTTTGGAGTGGAAGCCGCTCACAATGTCAGCGGTCGACGCGCAACTCATCGACCAGCTGCGCTACTCGGTGGAAGATGTAGCCCGCGTCTATCGCTTGCCGCTGTTCATGCTGGGCGATCTGACCAAGGTTTCCTTCAGTTCGTCCGAGCAACTGACGCGGGTCTACTGGACCGGCTGCCTGTCGGCGCACATGGAGAGCATCGAAAAGCGCATGTCGCGCTTCTTCGGCATGGATGGCCGCAACGAATATCTCCAATACGACCTCGATGCGCTGTTCCGCACCGAGATGCAGACCAGGATCGAGGCGCTGGCCAAGGCGGTGCAGGGCGGCATCCGCACGCCGAACGAGGCCCGCCGCATCGAGGGGCTGAACGCCGTCGACGGCGGCGACACCGTGTTCATGCAACAGCAGATGGTCCCGGTCGAAGCGCTGGCGACGCGCACCGACCTGGCGCCGAAGCCGCAGGTGATGCCGCCGACCACGCCGCCGCGTGAGCTGGCGACGACGCCGCTGCAACCCGCCGCGCTGCACGACGCCTTGATGGGCGCGGTGTTTCACGATTTGCCGGCGCTCCGCGCCGCAAGCGTGCATCATCCAAGGCAACAACGGACGTTGATACATGGACGGCGATCGCGCGCTGGCTGATCCCACAACGGACGACTTGGTTCGCGCGATTGCGCCAGTGCTGGTGCGGCTGCGCGAGGAAGTTCAAGCGCGGCTCAACGCTTTCGAAGTGGCGCTCGCCGAACGACTGGCGATCCGTCAGCTGCAGAACGACGAACTGACCGAGGAAAACCGCCGCCGCGCCGAGGACGCGATCCGGCAAAGTGCCGAGGCGGTGCGCTCGCTGGCCGACATGGTCATGCAAGAAACCCGCGCAATGCCGGATCGCATGCTGCAGCAAATCGCGCTGTTGCCGCGACCGCGCGATGGTCGCGACGGCTATCTGACAATCGCGCACAACCACGTCACCGAGCGGGTTTATGATCCCGGCGAGCTATCGCGCGTGCGCGGCGGCACCTGGCAGGCGATCGACCGCACCACCGAGCAGCCGGGACCGGACGCGGCGACCTGGCGCATCATCGCGGACGGCGTGCACGCGATCGACGGCGCGCAGGACGCGGCCGATCCGCGCCTCTTCATCCTCGGCATCGACCACAGCGATGGCTTGCGGCGTGAACTGCCGGCGCGTTTTCCGATACCGCTGCACCGTCGGCAGTATCGCAGCGAGGTCGCCTACGAGATGGGCGACGAGGTCGCGATCGACGGCTGCACCTGGCGCTGCATCGCGCCGCACGCCACGACGGCGCCACCATCGGACGAATGGGCGCTGGTCGCGCAGCGCGGCTCGCGCGGCAGGACCGGCGACCGCGGCGCAACTGGCGAACGTGGCGAGCCAGGCATTGCCGGCCGCGACGGCGCACCGGGACCACGCGGCCTGCAGGGCGAGCGCGGCACGTCGATCAAGGCCGTACGGATCGATGCGCCCGGCGTGTTCGCCTTGGAGTTTGACGACGAAACGATCTCGCCGCCGATCAGCGCGGGCACGCGCTACGTCGGGCCCTATGAACCGGGCGCGACGTATGACGGCGGCGACATCGTGCGGCTCGGTTACAACCTCTGGATCGCGCGCGAGACCACCAACACGGTGCCGGGCGCCACCAGCCCGGCGTGGACGTTGTTTTTGCCTGGTGTCGAGCCGTCCAGCGGCGGCGGCGTTCCTGGCTCGGATACTTACGTGATGCGGCACGGCGATCATATGACCGCACCGCTCGGCTTCGTTGGTCCGCCGACGCAACCGCTGCACGCGACAACCAAGGCTTATGTCGATGCAATCGTCGGCGCGAAGACGACTTACCAAGGGCTGTGGCAACCTGCGCTCAACGATCCCGATTTGATCGATGCCGCGCTAACCGCAAATCCCGGCGATTATTACACTGCCCAGACCGCTGATCCGGCGATGCCAGAAATCGTCACAGCGGATGTTCCCGGTCTGCGCGGCGTGACGATCTCCAACGGCGACTTCGTCATCTGGAGCCACGAACTTGATCTCTGGCAGCATCTGAGCGGCGGCGGGCTGACGCGACTTGAGGCGGACGACCTCTACGTCTTCAAGACCGGCGATACGATGACCGGCGACTTGCGGGTCACCGATCCGGCGTGGCCGGGGTCAGTGCATATCTCGGGCACCAACAATGTCGCCGCGATCAACCTCAACGGCGGCGACGGCGCCGGGCTTAACTTCTTTGCGGGCGGAACCGGTGCGGCGTCGCATCGCTGGACCCTCGGGACAACCGGTGTCGGGCAGGGCAACTTCGATCTCAGCTTCGTCCGCTGGGTAAACGGCGTGCCCGACAACGTGCCGATCCGGTTCCACGCGAGCGACGGCGCATTGCAGATCGATCACTCGCTGTTCATGCACAAGGACGGCGATGTGATCGGCGCCGCGCCGCCAATCATCTGGGCGGATGATGGCGGCGGCCTCGCCCGGATTTACGCGACGCGGTCGGATGTCGTCGGCGGGCCAAGCCTGCTGTTCCGGGTGGAAAATCCCGGCGTGCAACAGGGCGCCGAGACGTTGATGCGCTCGCGCCCGCCAGATGCGCTCGGCGAGCCACCGCATCTTGAACTGAGTATCGACCCGACGCAGCCGCAAGACGCGGCGACCAAGCGCTACATCGATGATCTGATGGGCGTGCTTCCCGGCGCGTATGTGCTGAAAGCCGGCGACGTCATGACCGGCCCGCTGACCATCGAGAACAACCGACTGCTGATCCGCAACGTGCAAGGACCACCGGGCAACGAGCTCGGCAGGGGCACACTGCGCATCGAGGGCGGCGAGGGCAATCTGATCCAGTTCGCCGATCCGGCCGGCCCGCGTTGGGAGGTCGGAGCATTGCACTATGACGCCTTGCAGGACTTCACGATCCTGCGGGCAGGCTTGCCGCCGACTGTGGATTTCAGTGTCTCGTGGACTGACGGGCACGTCGCTCTGCGCCAGCCGGCGACGATGACCGGCGATCCGATCGGCGACGACGACCTGGTGCGCAAGGCGTATGCCGACCAGTTCTTGCTTAAAGCTGGCGATACAATGACCGGCGATCTCCTGATGTTCGGAGCGGCCGGCACTCCGCAGGTTACGCCATCGCTTTACTTCGGCATGTCTTCCACCCTCGGCGCGCGCATACACGCACAGGTCAGCGGATTTCCGAATGAGGTCGGAGCCCTGATATTGCGTTCGGCAGTCCAGGCGATGGACGATAAGGTCTACATCGATTGGTCGGACGGATCGAACCGCTCGCCGATCCTGACGACGCGAACCGGCGTGCGCCGCGACGGCTCGGTGATGACGGGTTTCCTGACGCTCAACGACGATCCCGCCGCCGACCTGCATGCGTCGACCAAGCGATATGTCGATGGGCTATTCGATCGCGGTCCCGATCTCTATGTCAGCAAGGCCGGCGACCAGATGACCGGCAACCTGACAATCCGCTGGCTCGATCCCGCGACCGGCCCATCATCATCGGTCACGCTCGGCACCATCGGCGGCTCGATGGCCGCGATGCAACTCGACGGGATCGACGGCGAGATATTGCAATTCGCCCGCGAGGGT